GACCATCTGCTGGCCCTTGTCGACGCGGCGACCGATGGCGTCGGCCGCCGCGTTGACGAAGACGGGCCGGAGCTCCGTCGTGATCCTGTTCCCGTAGCGGCTGGTCAGGAGGGCGGCGAGGCTCTTCAGCCACGCGTCGACCCTGGGGTCTGCCTTCTGCTTCGCCGTGAGGAACGGGTCGACGTCGTCGCTCTTGAGGTCCACCGGACGTCTCCTTACTCGGAGGGCTGGTCCTCGGTGCCGGTCGGCGTCGAGGGGGTGACGGGGTTGCCGTCCGGGTCGGCCTCGGGGAGGGGCTTCGCGGCGGCGATGGCGGCCAGCAGGTCCGCCTTCTTCGTCGCGCCCTCAAGGTCGATGCGGTGCTCGGCGGCGTAGGCCTCGAGGTCGCCGTTCTTCCACGACTCGTCGGGCGTCGCGGGGCCGGGAACGGCGGGGGCCGTCTCCTCAGCACCGGCGCGCGTCCACCCCTTGTCGAGGTAGTACGCCTCGGCGGTGTCCGGCACCGTCACGGTCTGGCCCTTGGCGTGGGCGAGGATGCCCATCAGGCACCACCACCGGCGGCGGCGGGGACGACGGCGCCGACGGGCTCGGAGGCCTGTCCGGTGGCGTTGACCGTGTTGCCCAGGACGTAGGCGTAGCGGGCCTTGAAACGGAGCGCGACCATGTCCCGCTCGGCGAGGTTGATCTGGTTCTCGCCCGTGCCGATGGTGGCCTGGTCGAGGAACTTGACCGTGATGTCCTGCCGGACGCCCATCAGCACGCGGCTGCGGTCCGCGACGAGGGCGGTCGCGCGGGCGTTGTCCCACGAGCCGTTCTTCGCGAAGGCGGCGTCGAGGCCGGCGATGTTGTCCTGCACGCCGCCGGCCTCGCTGAGGGCCCGCTGGTAGATCGCCTGGCCGTCAGCGCCGCGGAGGTTCGCGAGCCGGAAGCGCAGGCCCGACGCCGACAGGATCGACGAGGGGTCGGCGCCGGAGTCGGCGACGGCACCGGCGGCCTGCAGGATCGACCCGGCGAGGTCGTTGGGGCCCGGGGCGGTGGACACCTGGAAGACGTTCCCGGCCGCGGTGGCGGCGGCGAGGAGGTCGCGGCTGGACCAGGTGGCGGGCTTCTGGGTGCCGAAGAACACCGCCTGGTCCAGCTTCTTGCCGATGGCGGTGCCGCCGAGGGTGGTGATGTTCGCGAGGATGTCCTCGGTGGCGTCGTCGATGGTGTTCTCGTGCACGGGCACGATGACGGCGATCTCCTCGACGACGAACTGCTTGTTGCCCCACGTCGCCTTGGACGTCGGCTTGACGCCGCTGTCGTCGGTGGCGCTCTCGGAGACCCAGTAGGCCTCGGGGAGGGTGGCGAGGACGGGGGCGTTCGTGATGCGCGTGCCCAGGGGCACGTTCGTGAACGCGGCGAGGGCGGCGGACTCCGCCTGCGCCGTCTCGAGGAGGAGGTTCGAGTACTCCTCCTGGATGAGGGTCGCGACGTCGTCGCGGGTGATGTCTGCCATGGCAGAGCGCTCCTTCTGGGGTCAGCCGCCGGCGGCGGCACGAGGGGTGGGGTGGTTAGGAACTTCTGCGGGCGGCGCCGAGCTGGCGGAGAGCGGCCGCGGCGCGGCCCTTCCCCTTGGCGTCCTTGTCGTCGAGGGGCTCGCCGCGGCGCACCTGCTGCCGGCCGGGCGCGCGCCGGGGCGCGGTTCCGACGAGGTAGGGCTTGTCGGTGGCGAGCTTCTCGACGGCCTTCTTGATCGCTTCGGTGTCGGGCTCCTCGTCCTTGACGGGGAGCTCGTCACCGATGGCCTGCAGCGCGTCGGCCGGGTCGTTGAACCCGAGGGACGTGGCGATCGACTTCGTCTCGGTGGTGACCAGGCGCTTGAGGAACTTCTGGGTGACCTCGGTGCCGGTCTCGGCCTTGGCGGCGTCGAGCGCCTTCTGCTGCTCGGTCTTCTGGGACTCGAGGTGCTCGTCGTACTTGGTCTTGGCGGCCTTGAGGTCGTCGTAGTCCTTGTACTTCTCGCGGTCTCGGGCGAGGCGGGACTCGACAATCCGGTCGAGGTCCGCCTGGGTCGCCGGGGGCGTGTAGGCGGGCGGGTCAGTCGGCTTCGGGTCTCCCCCTCCGTCCGTCGGCGCCGGGTCCGTCATGAAGCGCAGACGGGGGTGCCGCTGGGCGAAGCTGAGCCAGGGGGTGCGATCGTGCATGGTGTTCCTCCGTAGATCCGTCGATGTGCCGGCAATTGAGCAGCTGCCGTGTCTGCGTCCCCGCTACGCGGGTGGGTCGGTGGGCTGAGGTGTGGGGAGTGCCCGGCGCCGCTCGCGTACCTCCGCCGCGGCGCCGAGGGCGTCCGCCTTCGACCATGTCGGCACGAGGGCGAAGAGCATCTCGAGAGGTGCATCGACGGTCGCGAGCTTGACGACCGCGTCGGCAACCTGGTTGAGCGACCGGGTCGACATGTCGGCCCAGTTGACTTCCGAGCCGAGGTCGTCTCCGGCACTGTCGAGCCCGAGGAGGTCCGCTGCTGCGCGCAGGGCGAGCTCGAACCCTTCGCCGATGGCGTACTGGCGGTCGTTGATGTTGCGCCAGTACCCCGACTCGGCGGCGGCAATGCCCTCGGCGGACATGTTGACGATCGCGCCGAGCAGGTAGTGCGGCGGGACCTGGACGAGGGCGCTGAAGTGCTTGATGTGCGCGTCGACGGCTCCGACGACCTGGTCGAGGCTGGCCGCTTGGAAGCTGCCGAAGCGGGCGGTCTCGCCGGAGGGTCCGGAGGCGTGGAGGAGACCGTCGACGGAGGACCGCACGAGCGGGTTGCCGTCCTTGTCGACGGCGATCTCGCCGCCGGCCATCCACTTCTGCGGGAAGGCGCCGTAGCGCTGGACCATCTGCAGTGTGAACGTCGCGTCAACGATGCGCTGGTAGACGGTGACGGCGGCCTCGACGCTCGACTGTGGCTTGCCGCCGAGGGGCAGCGTGTTGCCGATGCGCGCGACGGGGCAGTAGTCGAGGCCGTGCGCGACGTACTCGACCTTCTGCGGGGTGCGCGCGTCGCCCTGGAACCGGTAGACGCCGCTCTCGTCGACGAACATCCAGCGGAGGGTGCTGGGGCGGCTGAGGTTCCCGCCGACGAGGTGCAGCACATACTGCGGCCACTCGTCCCAGTCGTCGGCGTAGACGGCGTACGTCTGCAGAGCGGACATGGGGCGGAGGACGACGCGGTCGTCGTCGGCGTGCGGAAGCGAGGCGAGGTAGCCGTAGCCGAGGCCGACGACCTCGCGGATGAGCTGACCCTGTCGACCGTCCATGCCGGACGCCTGCCAGGCCTTACGCCAGACGTTCTGGTCGGAGTAGCCGTCGATGAGCAGCCCCTGGGCGATGGAGTCGCGGGCGAAGAGCAGCCAGGGGGACGACGCCTTGCGGAAGAGGTCCTTGTACTCGAGGTCGGCGCTCTCGGGCATCCAGGTGCGGAGGAGCTTGCCCTCGATGCGCTTCTGCAGGGTGCTGAGCCGGGCCCACTCGTTGCGCAGGTCCTTCCAGAAGCCGTCGACAAGGTCTCCGAGCTCGGCGGGCTGGCGTTCGGTCATGCGTACCCCCTGACTTGCGCTGGTCGCTTCGGTGGCGCGGACTGCGCCTTTTTGACGCCCCACATGGCCCAGGTGACCGCTTGTGCGTGCGTGATCGGCTTGGTGGGGTCGGAGGGCTCCCAGGTGACGCCGGCCTGCCCGATGGGGCGCGTCGTCGCGTGCTTCAGGGACTCGGTGACTTCGTCCTGGCCGCGGTTGATGACCAGTCCGGCGTTCGAGTACTCGATGAACATCGTGTGCGCGCCCGCGATCTCGGTGAGGTTCATCGGGAGGTACTTCACGCCGGCGTTGTCGAGGCTGGTGAGGATGGAAGACGCGTTCTTGGGATCGAGGACGACGAGGGCGTTGCCGTGCTCGGCCTTGAGGTCCCGGACGTACTCGGCGACCCACCGGGTCTGCCTGTCGGTCTTCTTGTGCTCGACGAAGACGCTCTCGTCGTCGAAGGGGCTGGCGGCGGCGACTGTGGCGAAGCCGCCGCCGCGTCCGACGGCGATCGCGATGACTGTGCCGTCGCCGAGCTTGGCGTCGGGGCGGGTGTTGGCGCCCCAGCGGGCGAGGTCGAGCTCGGAGAGCTTGGCGATGGTCTGGGGGCGCCGGTTGGGCCACACGGAGAGGCGTTCTCGGAGGAAGGAGTCGCGGGTCATGCGCGAGAGCTCGTCTTCGATGGCCTCTTCGGTCATGCGGATGCCGAGGGCGGGGTTGCCTTGCTCCCAGAGGTGTCGGTCGAGGATGTCGAGCTGCTCGGCGATGTCGGGGTCGTGTGATCCGTCGGGCGAGTACTCGATCCAGCCCGTGCGGCGGTCGCTTCCGGAGCGGCCGCGGTCACGGACGCCTTCGAAGTACTCGCTGTCGTCGAGTTCGTCGGGCACGGTGCCGGTGAACAGCACTTGGTGGTTGGGCACGGACGACATCGTCGGCAGGAGGGCGTCCATGGCGGCGATGGGTGTCTGCTGTGCCTCGTCGATGATGAGGACGTCGCAGGTGAAGCCGACGCCGGAGTTCTTCGAGCGGGCGAGGAAGCGGAGGCGGGTGCCGTCCTTGAGCTCGAAGCCTTCTTCGCCGTGAGCGGTAGAGATTCCGCCCCGTACGCCGCCTTTGAGCTCGGCGATCAGGAGCGGTGAGCTGCGGATGACGCGTTCGATGCGCCGGAAGGCTTCCCGGGCGGTCTTGAACTCGTGGGCGGTGTGGACGATGAGCTTCGGCTCGCCGTCTTCGCGGGGCCAGAGGAAGAGGTGTCCGAGCTCGAAGGGCATGATGATGTTGCCCTTGCCGTTCTGGCGGGCGACAAGCTCGCCGAACTCGGTGCACGTCCACTGGTCGGCGATGTTCACGCTGAGGAGCGCGTCGAGGGACGTCTGCTGCCACGGATCGAGGCCGACCTTGACCAGGTGGAGGAGGTCGAGGAGCTCCTCGAGCTTGCTGCCGTTGCGGTCGGGCAGTGTCAGGACGTTAGGAGCCTGTCTGCCGTGCAGCTCGCGCCGCGGCGAGCTGAGAAGCAAGCGATTCACTCTTCGCTCCCTCCGCGGTGCCGAGTTGTGCCAGTTCGCGCGCGATCTCGCGCTGTTCCTTGAGCAGCGGGGCGAGGCGGGCGGGGTCGTTGGACCTCACGACGGTGATGGCGGCCCGCACGGCGGCCAGTCCCTCGCGAAGGATCTGCACCTGGGTCAGTTCCTCGGGATCGGGATCGGGGTCGGCCGGAGGTGCCGGCGGGCTCTTGGGTGCGGCGGTGACGATGCTGAGGATGCGGGGTTCGCTCTTGGCTGCGCGTCGCTTCTGCGCGGCGTCCTCGGTGCGGGCGTCGCGGGCGGCGGCGCAGGCGTCGTCGACCGGAGTTTTCTCGCGCAGGTGCCGCTTGTAGGCCGAGTACGTGCCGCAGGGCGCTTTCGGTCGAGGCACGAGTTCACCTCCAATTGGTGTGAACTCCAATTGGTGTCACTTGCACGTTCTGGAGTGGGGAGAGAAGCGCCAGGCCAGGCGGGGAGCTGGCAGCGTGAAGGGTCAGGGGGTCACCCCCCACCCCTCAGGCCGAGCGGCGCGGCTCGTTCAGCTCGCGGGCCAGATCTCGACCTCGGCGTGGTCCGACTTGAGGGCGTTGCAGCGGCGGTGCATGGGCGCGAGCTGCTGCCCGGCGAGGCGGCCACCGTTCGCGAGGGCGTCGGGGTGGTCGGCGGTGAAGGCCAGTGGGTCGGTGTCCGGCAGCGACGTGTCGATGGCCTCGCCGCACCACGCGCACGGCAATCGCTCGTCGCGGGTGCGGCGCTTCAGTGTCGCCTGCGCCCGCCGGTAGGCGCGGTGCCCGTGCCCGTTGCGCGTGGTCACCATGCGGCCTTCCTGTGGTCGGGGTCAAACGGACCCGCTCTGCGCACGGCGAGGCGAGAGGCTAGCTTGCTGGGGATGTGCTGTTGGCCTGTCGATCTCTAAGTTGGGGACCATGACCAAATCAGCGGTACCTCGTGTCGTAACGTCCGTGCTCATGGAGGAGAAGGACGGAGGTGTGACCGTGACATGGGGCTTGGGTGAGCCCGTTACCGAGGATGCGGTCGAGTTCTTTGGGTACGGGGTGGATTACTACGGACCCGATGGAAACGGGGGCAAGCGCTTTGGCGTCCGTTGGCAGACGGCGGCGACGGCACATGTCTGGGAGCACGTTAGTAGCACGCAGTCCAACTACGGCGCGGACAGCGTGATAACAACTGAGGACGCCGTCGTTGTCACTTACAGGGACGCAAACATCGGCCTTGACGAGGTCGGGACGATCAATGCCTTCAGTCATGTGGCCGGCGCGGACCAGCAGTTGCAGATCCCGGTGACGCTCCTTCGTTGAATCGCCACCGAGCACCCAGGGCGGGTGAGTCCGGGCAGCGCTTGGCGTACTTCGGCCTCACCCGCCTGCGTCGGTGGAGTAGGCGTGTGGCGACGCCTCGTTCTTAGGCCGCAGTGCAGCGTCAGTCTCGCGGGGCTTACAGGGGCCGCCCCGCTTAGACTTGCCGACCTCGCGCGCGCCTCTGGGGACATGCCCTTGTACCGCGCTGCGGTCTCCACCGAATACTGACGTTTGGTTCGAGTGGGCCCGCAGGTGCGCACAGAGTGCGCCCGCCTCGGCCATGGCGTCATGGGCGGTCTTCGGGGGAATCACTAGCCCGTTGACGGGCCCGCTCGAGAGAGGTTCGACGCACGAGCGCATCACCGCAGTTCCGTGGTGTGCTGTGCCCGCGTCCGCCCTGCCGGCCAGGAGCCGGGCTGGGCAGGAGAGTCAGCCGATGGTGGTGTGTGTCGGCGTGCGGTGCGTCGAAGCGATGGGGGCCGAGCGCTCAGCCTCGTGCGATCTTGCGCCCGGCCTGATCCGTGCTCTGTCGCCCGGAGGATCAGCACCGGAGAGGGGCTCAGCGCAACGCTGCGGCCCTGAAACGACGAAACCGCCTGGCCGAGAGGCCTAGGCGGTTTGGGTGGCGCTAGAGACACTTCTAGTGCGTGAGGCCGAATGTAGCACGATCCCGCGAGCGCGTGTCAAGTCGTGGGGCGTGGGTGGTCATGCTCGGATGGGTCGGTGGCCGATGGTGGTCCCGTACCGGCGGCACGTCGCGTCGTCGCAGAGCACCCGGTGCACGCGCTCCCCCGTGGGCAAGGTGAGCACGTTGCGGTCCTGGATGGTGCGGTGCCGGGCACGAAAGCACGCGTCCCCTGCGGCGAGCGCCGTGATCCTCGGGCGGGTCATGCGCGCTCGGTCGCGAGTGTCCAGGGGCACTCGCACCCCTGGGTCAGTGCCGGCCCGCCCTCGGGACCGTAGGTCCAACCGTGCATGCACCCGAGCTGGTGATCGTGCTCAGCAGCATCGTGACCGCATCCGTGGCAGTCGATCACGGGCACGACTCCCCCATGAACTCCTCCCAGGCGGACACAATGCGATCCAGGGCCGCGTCGTTCACCACGATGCCCGACACCGCGAGGGCGTCGCCGAGGCGGACCCTGCCCTCACCTTTGAGGGCAGACGCGGCCGCTTCGCGCTTGACCTCGGCGAGAGCCTCGGACGAGGCGGCGGACTTCCAGCATGTGCAGGGACCAACCCACAGGATGCGAGAAGGACGCCACCCCTGACACGTCCCCGCATGAGGTGCGCGTTTCATCGCCGCGGCGAGCTCGTCACGCTCCCTGCGGGCCTCCTCACGCTGCCGTTCAGTCGCACGGGTCTCCACGACCTTGGCCGCCAGAGCCAGCATCCACCGAGGACCGAACCACTCGGCGTCCTCGGCCTGCCATGCACCCGCGTACTCAACGATCTGCGCGAAGAGCACGGGGTCGTCCAGGTCAACCGGGTGAGAGATCTGGATCGCCTGCGGAGAGTTCGCGCCGAGCGGGTGATAGGCCGGGTCTCCGGTCGCCAGCCAGTACGACCGATCGTTTGTGAACTGATCGCGCGTCAAGTCCGGGTGCTCGTGCGAGCTGGGGTCGGGCTCGGTCATCGGTCGTCCTCCTCGTGCGGGTGGTCCAGGTGCTCGTAGCCGGCGTCGTCCCTCGCGTCCCAGGGGCGTGCCGCGCTATCCACCGCCGTCGCCTCCGCCCACTCGAGCGCCGTCATCCCCGGATGCTCATACTCGGCGAGCGCCGGGGTTCTCGTGGTGGGTCGTCATCGCGCCACTCGGTCGGTCGGGACCCACGGCGGCGAGAGTCGCGTGAAGAGCTGCTCGACTGGGCGGGCTGCGTGCATTGTCTCGATGAGCAGCTCGTTTCGTGACGCGTAGACGAGGCCAGGCTGCGGGGCCACGAAGCCGTACTCCGGCGTCATGGCAGCGTAGGCCCGCGCTGCCCGCACCAAGACGGACATCACCTCAAGCGACGCCTCGCCCTGGTCCATGCGGTCGACAGCGTCCCGCACCTCGGCGAGCGCCGGCGTCTCCTCAGGGTCGGTCATGAGGGCCGTCCTGCCTGGTGGATAGCGGTCGCGATCGTGCGGGCCTGCGCGAGCATGGCGTCGTCGGCTGCGCGGCGGACGGCGCGAGCGGCTCGCTCGTCGCGCAGTCGGCGGTCGCGGGCGTGCTGTTCGGCGCGCTCCTGCACTGCTGGGTCGGCTGCCCGACGCGCGGCGCGGGTCGTCTTGCTGGGTGCGGTCATCGTGTGTTCTCCGTCCAGGTGGCGCCCATGACGCTGTTCTCGTGCGTGGTGTGCGGTCCGAGGCGGTCGCAGCGCATCCAGTACGGGTCAACCGCCTCGGGTCGGTAGCCGTAATCCCAGGTGTGGATCTCCGCGGTGCACTCCTCCTGCGCCTCCGCCTCGGCACGCTCCCGCTCGGCGAAGGCTGCCCGCAGTCCGGCACGGGTCTTCTGCCCCTTCGGCGCGACCCCGCGACCGATCGCCTTCCGCTCCGCCTCCCACGCAGCGGTGAACGCATCCACCTCAGCCTGGGTCGGCTCGAACTCGGCGAGCGCCGGGGTGTCGTCGTGGTGGGCCATCAGAGCCTGCCTGCCTCTCGGAGCTTGGTCTCGGCGAGCGAGACGCGGTGGAAGGTCGCGGGGTCGCCGCCTGTGTCGGGGTGGGCTCGCCGTTGGGCGCCGCGGAGGTACGCGGCCGCCGTGACGGTGTTCGTGTAGACGCCGGTGACGCTCTTGAGGAATGCGAGGGCATCGTCGGCGGTGGCGAAGCTTGCGGTCGCGGCGGTGCCTTCGAGGGCGAGGAACCCGCGGTACTGCTCACCTCGGCGGGTGACGCCGTACCGGTCGACCTTGCGTAACGCCTCGAGGGCGAGGGCGATAGCCCGGAGGTTGTCCTGCCACGTCGTGAACGTGTCGCACGGGTAGCTGAGGCGGCCGTGGCGGGTGTCCATGGAGAAGACCACGCCGGGGTGCTCGGCTCGGGCGTCGGCGCGGGGCCGGCCGTCGAGGCGGAACATGCCGGGCTGCATGGCGACGAGTAGCTCAGCGCTGGTCTGCTGCGAACGCGTGTCGGCGAGCTCGTAGATCTCGCGGTCGAGGAGCTTGAGGGTTGCGGTGAGTGCGGACCGGAACGGGGCGGCGCGGCGGTCCCTGGTGAGGGTGCCGGGCCACTCGCGGATTGGGCCGAGCTGCAGAGTCTCAGGCCAAGTGCTCATGCGCTCGGCTCGAACTCCGCGAGGGCCGGGGTGTCGTTGGTGTCGGTCACGAGGGCTCTCCTGTCGGTGGGCGTGGTTGAGGCTGCCAGGGCATCGCAATGCGCTGATTCCCGAGTGCGTGCTCGAGTGCTTCGGCGACGCGCTCCTTCGGGCCCGTGGTGACGGTGCCGTCCCAGTCGAGGGTGAAGACCACCTCACCGTCCGGGTGCCTGATCAGCAGGCACATGGGCCGCAGCACTTCGGCTCTACTCACCGAGGTGGGGTCGACGAAGAGGACGGCGGCGGGTTCGGTCATGCGAGCCGCCCGGTGCTCCGGGTCGAGACGGACCACGAGCTGCCGTCGCGCTGGTTATCGCTGACGGTCACCTTCACGCGTGCGTCGGCGGGCAGGGCGCCCAGGTCCACCTGCAGCACGCCGACGGTCAGAGGGCCGGTGCCACTGATGGTGGTCTCGCTGGTGATGTTCGGGTTGGTCATGGGAGGTCCTCTCGAAGGGTCAGGGATGGTGGACGGTGACGAGCTGGTCGGAGGGGATCGTCAGGCCGCATGGCACGGTGCGATCCGTGTTGAACAGGCCGAGGCCCACGACCCGCTGCCATGTCGTCGCACGGAACCACAGCTCCGTGGTGCCGGCGGCGTCATGCGTGACGCGGACGAGTACGTCGTCGACGTGGCGCTTCTCGCGACCGTGGCCGGCGTAGTCGACGCTCACCTCGCGGCCGAGAGCGTCCGTGGTGAGCTGGCCGGCACGGTAGGTGTAGGTGTTCGCGCGTTCTGCTCCATCCGACGCGGCGAGCGCCGGGGTATCGTCGGTGTCGGTCACGAGGTCGGCGCCCCCTCGACGGCGACGGACAGACCGAGCTCGGCCATGCGCACCTTCAGCAGCCGCACCGCGTTCTCGGCGTAGCTCGCGAGCAGCGCCCCGTCGAAGCTGGGCACGGCAGTCGTCTCCGCCACCAGCACGTCCGCCGACTCGCTGTCGTCCGTGCGAGCCGTGGCGGTGACCAGGGCCCCGTCCCCCACGAGCACGACGCTGAGGGACAGGTGCCCGTAGTCGATGTCGCCCCCGAAGGCGTGAATGGTGGTCGTCATGCGGTCTTCTCCTGTCGGTTGATGGCGGTGTTCAACTGCTCGAGCTCGGCCTCACCCGTCCACTGGGTGTCACACCAGTGGCAGCGGGCCTGCACCGGCTCACCCGGGACCAGGACCGCGTAGAGAGCGGACGTGCGGGAGCCCTGCGTATCCGTCGGCCAGTACCGCTCCCCGCAGCCGGGGTTCGGGCACGCGCCGAGGATCTCCGCCACCCGGGTCGGGGCCAGGACCTGGTCGATGCGAGCCGCGAGGTCCGACAGGCGGCGGCGGGCCAGGGCCTCCTGCGCGTCGTTCGTCTCCCCCCGGTGCACGGCCAGGGTCCACTCCTCGAGCCAGCGACGCAGGGACCCCTCCGGGTCGCGCCGATCCACCGGGTCGTCGCCGGCCACGAGGACCTGCCCCAGCATCAGGCCCGCCGTGAACGTCACGTGCTCGTACAGGGTGAACGCGGCCAGATTCAGGGTCGACCGCTCATGCGCAAGAGAGTGCCCGCCGTGCGTCATGCCCATGGACGCCCGCATGGACTCGCGGAGCTTCGGGATCAGGCCGTCCTCCCGGTGCAGGCGCCCGCCGCGCACCTCGACGTCGTGCTCGTCGCACAAGACCGCGACCAGCTCGGCAATGGTCTTCCTCATCGCGCCCTCACCCCGGCCCGGTAGCCGTCAAGCCACGCGGCCCGGAACGTCGCGATGACGGTCAGGTGCAGCAGCTCCGACGGCTCGTCGAACGGCGTCACCGGATCCGGCGAGCGCGGGGGCTGCGTGGTGGTGTTAGTGGTGTCAGGTGTCGGTGTGGGGGTTCCAGCGGTAGACGGCCTGGACGCCGACTGTTCCGAAGCCGGGGGCGATGAGAGCCTCGGTGCCGCGGACGAGGTCTCCGACGGCACGGTGGGCAGGCTCGGGTCGTCGGGGGACGTCGGACCACGTGTACCCGTTGTGGCGCTCGGGGTCGAGGTCAGGTCGGCAGGTGGCGTCGTCGGTGAGGCGGCGGGTGAAGGTGCTGTCGGTGCGGCTGACGAAGTCGCCTCGTCCGTCGTGTCGGTGGCGGGCCATGCGGACTCCTTCGTCGCGGGGGTGAGGGGTGCGCCGGCGACGCGGTCCGTGGTCTTGCGGGCGGCGCGTTCGCGGGCGTAAATGCGGGAGGCTTCACGGCAGGTGGTGCCGTCCGCGCCACCGGGGCAGTCGTCGCGGCACCCGGCCTGGTAGCCGCTGATCGTGCCGTGCGTGCGGCCCACCTTGCGCGGCTGCGGGTTCTCGCGGCGCTCACGCTTCTGAGCCGCAGCGGCCTGGCGGCACGTGATGCCGTCGGCGTCACCCGGGCAGTCATCGCGGCAGCCACGCCAGTACCCGGACGTCGTGCCATGCACCAGCTCGCCCTTGCGGGGACCAGGCGTCGCGGTCGGCTTTTCCTGCAGCAGCTTCGGGGTCGCCGCGTGCGGCACCGGGCGCGGAGCCGCAGATACGGCCGGGGCCTGCTCGGGGCGCTCCGGCTCGCGCAGGACTTCCACCGTCGCACCCGACTGCACCAGGGCCCGGTAGCCGGCGTCACGCTGCACACGCGTCTTGGCCTCCTTGCACGACTGCCCCGTGACCGGCTTCGCCAGGCACGCACCACCCGAGCGGCAGCCACGGTCGAAGCCGGCAGGGGTGCCGTGCGGGAACGAGTCGTCCAGCAGATCGAGGGCGCTCACAGGGCCACCGTGACCTTCCAGTCCGGATCCAACACGAACGGGCGCCACTCCGGGCCCCACGGCGAGTCCGGGCACGGTCCACCGATCGCGACGACCACGACCGGGCGGTGCGTGCGCGCGGAGCGGGCGTGGTGGATGCCGACGAGTTCACCCTGCACCGCGCACGGGAACGCGGCCGAATCGGGGACCTCGACCACGATCGCGTGGTTCAGGTGCCCGCCGGACAGGTCCCCCGCGAACACCACCCGCTCGTCAGCCACGGTCCACCACCTCATCGTCGGTCCAGCTCATGCCCGAGATGCTTCCGTGAGGCACCGATGGTTCTTCGCCTGCCCCATGCCTCCGGGCCTCAGAACGACCGCGACGCCCTCCGTGCACGCTGCGCGTCGACCCCCGCCCGGTACCGCGAACACGCCATAGGGAAGGCTTCGACGGCCGCCGGGTCGGTCACGACGACCCGGAGTCGTTGGTAGTAGACCGTGGGCGAGAGCCGCAGTTCTACGCGCATCGCGCGGTCCTTCTCCCACGTGTGACCCGGCCACCGATCCTCAAAATTGAGCAGCAGACGATCCGCTTCGGCGAGCGCCGATCCTGTCGTGTCAAAACTCACAGGTTTGGTACCTCCCGTGTGACGTTGTGGAGAAGTGAAGCGCTAGCGTGCTGCTCATGAGTGATGGCTGGTTCGCCCTGATCGGCGTGTTCATCGGTACCGCGTCGACTGTTGGTTGGCAGGCGTGGGTGGCGAAGCGTCAAGCTCGCGTGGCTCGAGAGGCTGCACAGAGCTCCGCGAGCGCTGGCCTTCTGGACGCGTTCTGGGATCGGCTTCGCCTTTCCGTGTACGACAGCAACCCGACCCCAGCCGATGAGCGCAAGGCTTTTCGCTCATGGGCCCGTGCACGAACTCGCTTCCTCGAGGCGGGTTTCGAAGATGCCCTGATCACAACGACCTGGCTCGACCTCTTCCTGACGGACGTTGAATCGGACACCTTCTCGGGCGCGATTCTCACGTGGCACGATGCGATCAAGAAGCACGGGTACGTGACGGAGGCGCTTGGCCGTGCGCGAGCAGGCGACAGCGCCGCTATCGAGGGCATCCGCACCGACCGGAAGCGTCTCTCCGACAAGTACTGGTGACCGCGTCGACGCAGACGGGGTCGACGCCGGGGCCGTTCATGCGACGAGCGCGACGTCGTGGCCGAGGGACTCCGCGGCGACGGCGATGATGTCGCGGGCGGCGGGCGGGGTGACGGCGTTCCCGGCGGCGCGGACCAGGTCCCGGTTCGAGACGGGGCGGGCACGATCGGTGGGCTGCCACTTATAGTCGTCGGGGAACGCCATGCCGGCGGCGACCTCGTGAGGCTGGAACATGCGGAACCGGACTTCGGGCACAAGCTCCTCCGCGGCCCGGAGGTCAGCAGCCGTGACCGTGGGCCCGTCTGGCCGGTGGAGGACCGCCTGGTGCCCGGCCGTGGTGAGGGTGCGCAGCTCCTCGCTCGTGGGTGTGGTCATCTCGGCACCGCCGCTGTTCATGCGGTGTACGAGCGCCTGGTTCACGCCTCCCGCGGTCGTCGTCGGCAGGGGCTCCGCCCGCGGGTCGTACTCGCGGCGACGGTCGCGGCCGTAGGCGATCGCGAATGGCTGCACGAGCGCGTTCGCGTCCCTGGTGGTGAGGGTGCGGAGCGGCATCTCGGTCGTACGGGTCTCGTCGTTCCATGAGCCGCCAGCGGTCGTCACCAGCCCGTGGTGATTGCCGCCAGCGGTGAAGGTCCCGGCGGGCTCGGACACGGAGCGAGCGGTGGACGTGCCGTACATCTCGGCGATGAACGGGGCGTGCGCCAGGGCCGTCTCGGCGCGGGGGGTCTGCGTGCGCATCGGGGCAGCGACCGGCGCGGCTTCCTTGCCGTCGCGGCCCTCCGTGGGGACGGCGAGGGCCTTCGAGTTCGTCGTGTGCAGGGCCCGCAGCGGGTCGGCGATCGGCCAGGAGCGGTAGTACGCGTCGGGGTCACCGTGGTGCGGGTGCTGCGGCGACGTCGCGTCGTAGGTGTTCCCCGCCGCCTCGAGCGTGAGCGGCCCCCAGTAGCGGGCGATCCCGGCCGCGATGCGTGCCCGGGTCTTCGGCTTGAGGCGGTCCCCGATGCGCTCCCCCGGCAGCGACCAGTCGATCGCCGCAGCGGCAGGCAGCCAGCCCGGCTCCACGATCTGGGCGCAGCGGGAACAGCAGTAGACGTACGCCTGCCGGTACCGGCCCACGGAGCGGTTCCGCTTGAACGACTGCACCGACTCGACGAGGGCGTCGCAGCGGTCGCACCACGCCTTCGGGCGGAGGATGCGGTCGAGGTCCGGGGCGACGGCGCCCTCGGGCCAGGCGACGACGTAGATGCGGTCGCGGGACTGCGGGGCCGGCGCGCCGAACGTCTGCGCGTGCATCGAGTTCAAGGACACGACGCGGAAGCGGTAGCCGAGCGCGCGGAGCTCGGCGCGCCAGATGTCCCACGCGGTGCGGTACTTCGCCTGCGTGGCGATGTCGACGACGTTCTCGACGATGACGAGCCGGTACCGGTGGTGCTCGATGAAGCGGAGCACGTCGAACATCAGCAGTCGGGACCGGTTCTTGGCGTCGTCGGACAGCGGGTCCTCGAACAGGCCCTCCTCGATCGCGGGCATCTTGCTGCCGTTGGCCTGCGACCACTTCGTGCACTCGGGCGAGGCCCAGAGCATGTCGGTCTTCGGGAAGAACGAGGGCCGCTCCTGGTGCAGGTCGACGACGGCGTGGTCGGTCGTGGGATGGTTCAGGGCGTGGATGTCGCAGACGAGCTGCCAGTGGTTCGCGGCGATGCGGACCTTGACGCCGGGGACCTGCAGGGCGCCGGTGGACGACCCGCCGGCGCCAGCGAACAGGTCGGTGAGGGTGATCTCGGACATGGTCGGTTCTCCGTCAGCGCTGCGCGCGGGGGTAGGTGTTCACGGGCTCGTCGACGCGCACCGAGTGCGGGGCGATCTGCCCGCCCTGCGCGATGACGAGGACACGGGTCGGGGGCTGCTCGCCGCGTCCGGGCTCCCCCGGGCGGATGCCGACGAGCACGCCGGCGGTCGTGAGCATGCTGGGCTCGGTGCGCTGCAGCGGCGTCGAGGGGCGGCCGGGGATCTCGATCCAGTCCCCAAGGTTGCGGAGCCCCAGGTACCGAGCCGACGTCGCGACGACCTGCGCCTGCTCGACCTCGGGCGCCGGCGCTGCGGCGAGCGCGGGGGCGGCGATGGTTTCGACGGCGTGCTCGATGACGTCCGCGAGGCGGTGGAGGGCCTGCGCCTGGTCGGACGTCTTCGGCGTCCGCGATTGCTGGCGGGTCATCGGGCCTGCTCCTCGGATACCTCGACAGGCTCGGTGCAATCGGCGCACTCGGACTCGCGGAGCGGGATGCGCGTGGCGATGCCGTGGCTGCCGTGCGAGTAGTGGCGGTGGTTGATGGGCTCGGGCCCGCACGGGTACGGCTTGATGCGGTCGGGGTCGACTCCGTGGTGCACGGCGCGCTCGTAGGCGAGCTCGCCCGTCTCATCCGCGAGGTGGTCCTCAGCCCACTGCCACGCGGCGTCTCCGGTCAAGCCCTGCGCGATGGCGTCGGCGAGGAACGCGACCTGTCGCGTGTAGACGAGTTGCACGGTGCGGTCGGCGGCCTCCTGCCGGCGCTCGTCGCTCCCGATTGCGGCGAACCAGCCCGTGTCCCAGACCTCACTTCCGATGGCGACGGCGTACAGGTGCGGTACCTCGATCGCCAGATCGCGGACGACACCTTCCTCGCCGGCCGGGTAGAGCTCGTGGGCGTAGCGCCGCTTCGTACGGCGGCTGTCGCCTTGGTTGCCGTTGTCGGTCATCGGGTCGTTCCTCTCGCGGTGGTGTGTCGGGCCCGCTCGGCGTCGTAAGACGCACGGCGCTGGGCCAAGTCGGGCAGGCTGCCCGGTGCCTCTTCGCGGTTCAGACGCTCGAGCAGCTGCGCTCGGGTCTCGCCGCGGTGGGAGAACTGCTCGGCCATGAGCCGGTCGAGGGCGGCCTCGTAGGTCTCGGTCATGCGAGGCCGGCTGTCTTGAGCAGCGACGCGAGCGCGAGCTTTGCCCGGAAGTCGTCGTACGCCTTCGGGTAGTGGATGCCGAGCAGGGTCAGCAGCCCCTCGGCTGCCTTGAGGTTGCCCGCCTTCGTCGCGGCGAGGATTGCCTCGGTGAGTTGCTCGGCGGTGTACTCGAACGCGGCCATCAGCGGTCGCCCCTGGGGATCGCCATGTCGCGGCCCTCGCCCCGCATCATGCGGCGCTGCTCGTACGGGTTTCCCTGCGCGAGGCTGTAGCCCTTCGCGAGGAGCTCGTCCTGGTACTCGGTGCGGAGGCGGGCGAACTCGACGGGGTCGTTCCACGCCTGGCTCATGCGGTCGAAGAGCTCAGGCGACGGCTTCGGGTGCCAGCCGCGCGAGATGTCACCGTGCGCGCCGGCCGCCTCCCGGTCGGTGTTCCGCTGGGCGACAATGCGTCGGACGCCGGCCGCGATGTGGTGCGGCTGCACGTACTCGCCGCTATTCGCCCGGTGGTGGGCCAGGGCGGCGCGGCAGTCGTCGTAGTCGAGACGGCCGAGGGCTTCGTGCCACCCGGCGATCATGAGGTCGGTCACGATGCGGTTGTCGACGCTAGACGCGACGACCAACAGCTGACCAGTCTGCGTCAGGTCCATCGGGGACTCCTTCCGGTGCTGCCGCGAGCGCGGCGGGGGTCTGGGGGTTGCTCATGGCTTGGACGAGGGCGAGGGCCTGCTCGGCGTTGCTAAGGCGGCGTGCGGGCTGCTGGGCCGCCGTCCGGGCCGCGGGGGTCTCGTCGGTCCAGCGCTCGGCGCGGAGCCAGGTGGTTGGGTGGGCGATGTGCTCGGGCTGCCGTCCGGCGACCTCGGCGGCGTACCGGGTAGCTCCGGCGGCGATGACGGCGGCGGGGGTGCCGGCCTTCCGGGCCCGCCGGTAGGCGTCGGCGGCAGGCTTCTTGGCGACCCGGCGGGGGTAGATCTTCCAGAACGCCTCGAACTCGGCATCGACGTCGACCTCGGGCGTCACGACGACGAGCACGCCGGAGGCGTCGCTCAAGAGTTCTTCCTCGTTCTTCTGGGTCTCGTTCTTCTGGGTCTCGTTCTTGGTCGCTCCCTGTGAGCGAGGGGGTCGCTCACCCTGAGCGAGGGGGTCGCTCAGGGAGGACGAGGGGGTCGCTCCGTGTGAGCCGGGGCGCTGCCCGACCGAGACCGTGTAGACGTTCGACGTGCGGCCCTCGTCGCCCGGCCGGTACCGGTCCTCCCAGGACACGAGGTCGAGGGCCTGCAGCTCGAGCAGGGCCCGCTTCACGGTCGCGATCGAGCACGACGCCTCCTGCGCCAGCAGACGGTGCGAGGGGGTCGACTGGGCGTACCGGTTCGCCCGCGACGAGAGGGCGAGGTAGACGAGCTTCGCCGCGGCGGAGATCGTCTCGGACTGCTGCACCCACCTGGGGATCTGCGCGAAGCCTTGAGGGCTGCGCTCGGTCGTGTCGTCGGTCATGCGGGTGAGTCCTCGGTCTTGCGTCCCCACCGCTTGAACGCGGCCTGTCGGGACTTGTTGGTGGCGGCGGCGATGTCGGCCCAGCTCTTGCCCATGGCGAGCTGGCCGTCGACGGCGGCCTGGGTGGCCTCGTCGAGCACGTCGTGGAGGTTCAGGAGGCTCTGCAGCTCGGCCTCGTCGCCCTGCCCGACACGTACGCCGGCGGCGCGGATGAAGCGGGCGGCGCCTGCGAGGTACGAGAGCGTCTCGACCTCGTGACGGGCCCGCTGGGTACGACGCCTGGGGCTCCGCGTGGCTCGGGGTTCGCTGTCAACCTTTGGTTGACGCTCGGCGGGCGGGGTCACGCGGCCTGCTCCATGAGCTTCGCCGCGATGCTCGGGCGGATCCGCTGGCGGTCACACGTCGCGCCGTCGAGGAGGTACCAGCCGTCGCGGTAGAGCACGGGGATGCGGGTCGGGTCGAGGTCGAGCGCGTTACGACGGATGGACCAGCCGTACGTGCGGCACCACGCGGCGAAGTCTGCGGACGACGTCTCGAGCACGTTGTGGCGCAGGCACATCGTCAGGAGGAACGCAGGGCCGTCGAACTGCGCCGACCCGCCCGAACCCCGGCCGACGCGGTGCTGGACCGTCACGGGCCCCTCACAAGGCGACGTCGCCCCTACGGGCGTCCCAGAGACGCAGCAGCGGTAGTCGTCGCGCATGTAGAGCGCCGGCCGCAGCGCGTCGACCTGATCCCGCGAGCGCTGCCCGATCGTCTTGCCGCGCTTCGCGGGCTTTGGGTGCGCCGGGCTCACCGGGTGCTCCGTCGCTTGGCCTGCTCGGCGAGCATGGCCTCGTCGGCCTGGGCGATGAGTGCGCGGCCGAGTTCTGCGGCGGCGGCGGGCTCGAGGAGCTGCCCGTCGGCGGCGCGGGTCGCCGGGAACATCAGGCGCACCTGCATGCCGCGACCGGCGCAGTCACGGACTCCCATGCTGACGCCAGACAGGTGCTGGTCAGCCATGGTGGCTCCGTTCGGTGAGCCGCCACACGGCGGCGGTGAGGGCGAGGACGACGAGGGCGGCGGTGCCTGGGTCGGTGAGGATCGCGGTCATGTGGGCTGTCCCAGCTGCTCGAGGGTGAAGACGTGGCCGAAGGGGCCGGTGAGGCCGCAGGTCCCGCACTCGTACTCGCGGTCGGCGATCCAGATGCGGCGCCAGGAGCCGTACCGGGTGGCGTGCTGCGGGCAGAGGTCAAACCCAGCGGGGCACTTCTGGCAGCGGAGTCGCCATGTCGCGCGCTCGGCGCACTGGATGGGCGACTTCGGGTGCGGGCGGAACTGGCACAGCGTGTCGACCGTCCAGTCGAGGCCCCGGAGGACCGCGGCCTGCTTGAACGTGATCGAGGGAGGCTTCGTCACGCGGGCACCTCCCCGTCGCGCACGGCCGGGAGGCGCAGCTCCTTACGGATGAGGAAGACGCGGTCCTGGTTGAGGCCGAGACGCTCCGCGATCTCCGGGTCCGTCATGCGGCGGGCGTTCAGGGCGGCGACGGCGGGGCGGCGCTCGGCGTAGGTCAGGCGCACGTTCTCCCCGTCGACGGCGAGTGCGACGGCCAGCTCGTCCACGGCGACATGCTCACCCTCGGCGGGGGCCTCGTCGTTGTCGATGTCGTCCCAGGCGAGGGGGGCGTGCCAGCCGTTCTCGCGCGCGTGCGCTCGTGCACGGGTGACGGCGGCCTTCTCGTGGGGGGTCGCCTCGGGCGGTGCGACGTTCCAGAGGGTGTCGAAGAGGGCGACGACGGCCCAGTGGGTCGTCGGGCGGATCTGCTCCTGCCGGAGGACACGGTGGAAGTTCCCCGCGTTCAGGCCGAGCCGTGCTGCCAGCAGGGAGTGCGACCAGCCCATGCAGGCGAGGGCCTGGATACGGCGTTGCGCGCCGAGGGCGGGGACGAGGACGGGGTCGGGCTCGTCACCGAGGACGCGCAGGAGGGCGGCGGCGAGGTGGTAGCGAACCGCCTGGGGCAGCTCGCCTCGGCGCGAGCCGCGGCGGCCGGCGACGATGACGCGGACGGATTCGACGGTCACGCCGGCGAGCTCGGCGGCGCGCTTGTAGCCGATACCGCGGGCGGCGAGCCGGGCGAGGTGAGCGCGCACAGTGTCGGCGTTGACGAAGACGGGTGCCGCGGGGGCGGGCAAGGGGCGGGCGAGGGCAGCGGTGTCGAACATCAGCGGATCCCGACACTGTTCTCGGTCGGGACGATGTCGTGGTGGCGGAGCACCGCGTGGATCGCCTCGGCGCGGGTCTCGTACTCGCCGAGGTGCACGGGGTCGGCACCCGTGTTCGCCGTCGCGGTCGTCGTGCCCAGGCCCGTGCCGCGGAACGTGCCGGCCTGGTACTGCTCGTCGTCGAGCTGCGAGCCGGTCATCGTGGGCGGGAAGACGTAGACGGTGCAGCCCGTAACGCGCACCCAGAGCACGGTCACGAGACCGCTCCCCTGGTCTGCCGCAGGGCGACTGCCACGGCAACGACGAGCAGCAGCCCGCCGACGAGGACGGCCGTGACAGGCTGCTGAGCCGCGCTGGCGAGGCCGACGACGACGAGGGCGGCGGCGAAGGTACGGACGGTGCCGCGCACGGCGCGAGCTACGGTGCTCACGCTGCGTCACCTGTGGTGGAACCTGCGGAGGCGTGGGGGGTCGCCTCCGCAGGAGTCTGGATCGAGCCGGTCGTCGGTGGGGTCTCGCCGAAGAAGCTCGAGGTGGGGACGTTGAGTACGGCCGCGATGCGCTGAAGCTCTTCGCCGGTGAAGGGCACTTCTCCGCGCATTCGCCGCCAGATGATGGGCTGCGTGACGCCGAGGGCGGCAGCGAGCTGGCGCTGGGACATGCGCTTCCGGGCAAGAACGGCTCGGACCTCGCCGGCGACGTCGACTGTGGGGGCTTCCATGCGTTCCACAGTGACACGCTGGGCGTTCCACCGCAAGCCGGAAGCTTCGCTGGGCGTGTCACCCCAACTCGGTACAAGGTCAGACGGAACGCCTGTTGATACGCTGGGCGTGCTTGCGATACGCTCGCCCTATGAGCAACGCACACGTGCAGACGGTCCCGGGACCGAACGACCTCGTCGCGGCCAACCTTCGCGCGGAGATGGGGCGCCAGCGATGGACGGGCCGCAAGATGGCCGCGGCCCTCGGGATGACCGCGCCCTACGTGAATCGACGGATGAGCGGCGCGACGCCGATGACGGCTGAGGACATGGTGATGTTCGCCGACTTGATCGGCATCCCTGTCACGCGCCTGTTCCTGGGAATGCAGAAAGGCCCAGCGGGTGGAGCCGCTGGGCCTTCGCTCCCCGAGTTGGACTCGAACCAACAACCTGCCGGTTAACAGCCGGCTGCTCTGCCAATTGAGC